CCAATTAAGGTACTACCACTTCTAGGTTGTATTGTATATTCAGTTAAACCAATTGTGTTTAAAGGAAATCCACTAGCCGATGGGAACATAGGAAACTGAGCAATCTCAGTCTGTGTTGTACCACTCGCAGTTGGAAGAGTTAATGTTGCAGTTCCAATAGATGATGAATAGAAAATTGATGTAGGTTGTGAGCCACTTACACTACCAACATATACTGATGCTGAACCAACGTTATTATCAAATACTGATTGTGTTGCCGGTCCATCTGTCATTAGAGGCCAGTATGGTGTTTTGGGCCCTATCTGTTGTCCAATTGATTCCTGAAATATAGCATATCCATCTAAAGCCTTATAGATAGAAGAATCTGTTTTAGTTGAACCTGTTACTATAAGTGATGAACTTATCCATTGTGTTCCAAAACGACATTTGTAATATTTTACATTTGATGTGTTTGCTATAGCTAAATCAGTTAGTGTTGAATTAAGTATTCTACTAACATCAAACAATCCTACTCCAGCAGAGTTAGGATATTTAACTAAATTGTATTGTGAACTGCCGCTAGCCGCTACTGCTCCACTCCAATACCACAATTCTGCAGTATATTGGAAATTAGATTGTGTTGTATCTGTTGATGAAGATAACGAAAATATCATCGGCGATTGTGCCAATGATGCTGTAGCTGGAAATTGTATTATTGATAACGCCATCTAAAATCTTTTATATTTTAACCTCCAAAGAGGGAATTGTATTGGATGGTTAGTAAGAATATCTCTTAGTAGATGAGTTAGGAGAAATCTTTGGACCTAATCCATACTTACCTAATTGCTCTTTTAATAAATCCATTACTGCTACCTCTACCATCTTATCCTGAATCTCTTTGAAAGCATTAACTACTCTCTTATCCTTACTTGCTTCTGTTCCAAATGGACGGATGATAAACTTCTTACTTCTCCAATGTGTAAAACCTAAGTTTTGGAATACACCATATCTTACAGATGTCAAATCAAACTTAACATTTGAAGCATCCTCAAAAGTTTTAAGAACCCTAATACTTTTGTATAGAGTTCCTGTTCTCCTTTTTAAGAATGTGTTTGGACTATTGTTTGTTCTAGTCGTATATTCTTTAGCAACATCTTCAAAGGTTTTCCTTGCGTTCTCCTGTATTTCCTTTAGTGTCTTCATTAACAAGCACCATCTAAATCAAATAAACATCTGTTTCTATCGTTATGAGTTGCAGCTACAAAGTTACATACCCATCCTGCTAATCCGTTGTCGAAGTCATCTCTAAATGGAATACATTGTACATCCTGAAATATATCAAATGATTCAACTTTATACTTTGTGTATGAAACTAAATCATTAAGTATTGCCAATGTGTTTGAATGTATATCTACTACATCATCAGAACCATAATAAGGAACTGATTGAAAGTTTGTTCTACCTATTGAATCGTTAGTTTTAAGTTTAACCTTATCCGCTACAATCAATTGGCAGTTATATAGAGTTACTGAATCCTGAAATGTTACATCAGTAATTAAGATGTTTCCAATTGGATATGATGGAAATTCATCAATATCAATTGAGTATATATCTCCCTGTGTAACTCTCTGAATGCCAGGATGGTTACTCATAATAACTCTAAAGTACTCTAATATATTATAATAGAGTGTAAAGTTATTTTGTGGGGTTGTATCTACACAAAGTGGTTCACAATTAGTACTCATAGTTTGTTTTTATTATAAGTTAAGACCGCCAAAGTAAGCATTACCCATATCAGGGAAAATCTGTGTTTGGTTACCAACTGATTCTAAGTATTGTGGTATCTCATTAGAATAAGATATTAAATAGTTCTGTAGACGAGTTGCATACCAATCAGCATTTTGTCTAGCCTGCTCTTTAAGGTAATCTATTTCGTTTTTAGATGGTGCTACAGATTGGTCTGATAAGTGTTTTACTGCACCCTCTGATTTAAATGATACCTGTGAGAATGGAATGTATTCAACACAACTATACCAAATCAAAGTAGGTTTAATATGTTCATCAATCAAATCCTGATAGAATACACCTAAACTTCCAATTGTATTATCTAATATCTTAGCTGAAATAAATTCATATAGTACCGTTCCTAAAAGGTTATACATATACTTTCTTTGAGCAGTAACTACAAAGGGTAATAACTTATCCGCATCTATAGCTCCGTTTAGTGGAGTATTTTTAATAATATCGTTACGGGTGATAAATAAAGCAGTTGCCATAATTATTTGTTTTTATATACTTCAAAGTGTTTACTAAAATGAGGATGTGAAACATGCACTGGTTCTTCATCACTACTCATTTGTGAAATGTTATCTGTTGTCTCTTCCTGTGTTTCAGGATTCTCCATTTGTTTGTTTGTTTCATCTTCTACTTGCGCAATACTCTTATCAGTTTCTTCTGCCTGTTGAGATAGAATTGCCAATGGAGTTAATTGTTCAAAGTATAATTGTGAATCATCATATCCACCTTCTAACAAAGCATCTGTAATTGTATTGATTACTAAGTTTTGGAATGGATTGATTGTCATTGTTTGCATAATAGAGAATGCAGTTTTCATCTCTTCTGATTGAGAGGAGAATCCGTTATTTGCAGTTCTAATACCTAACAATAGTGGAGAAGTAATTCTATGTGCTACTAATATTCTATCTTGTGCGTAATCAGCAACATATTGGAATTTCTCGTGTAAGTTCTCAATGTTGATTGTATCGATTGTAGGTTTGTTAGCCGCATCATCGTTAAATGATAACATAAATCTACCTGCATTACGAGTACCTGTGAACTTTCTTTCAATTAAATCCTCAATAGTATCTCTCTCTTCAGGTGCAGGAACTCCATTGTTCATATTCACCATTACGAGGGGCAAGAATCCATTTTCTATGTTGTTGATATGTAGATTACTCAACTCAGCTTCAACCTGTGAAAATTGAAGTGCTGGTATCCAATCCGGTAGTGAGTAATAATACTTACCAGGTGTGTAATTCTTTATCCATAAGATTTCTCTCTTTTCTTCAGATGTTCCGAAAGCAGGAATATGCAATTTATGCTTCTGTGCTTTCATATCATCCCAATCATTACAATAGAAATAATTCTGTATCTTTGGTTCTCCGTATAATTTCTCTGCTCTTAGGGTTTGAACAGGTATGTGATAAAACTTAATTACCTTCGTATGGTCATCGTTCCAAATCACTTGGTATGCACCATTGCCATAAAGTTTTAAATCGAAAATTACCCTCTTAGTCTCTTCCTGAGGGATAAGTTTAGATAACTGCTCTGTAAACGATTCATTCTTAGTGTATAATCCCTTTCCAAAGATTAAATCTGATATACCTTCAATACACGCAGCATTTGTTGTTGATGTATTGTAAGCAGAAGTTACCGTATAGAAGAAATCATCCTGCATATAGATACCAAACGGTACCCAATTGTAACGGGTCTTTGTATCCTCTCTTACTATTGGAATATCCTGTTGTGCTAAAGAAACTACTGAAAAGTTTTGATACGATTTGTTCATATTATTTCATTATTATATATTCGTTATCAGTTGTATTACTGATGTATTGTTGATTTTGATTTTCGTATTGTGCTTTGTTTACAATCGATTGAGAACCATAGACTTGTATAGTTCCATTCCATACAGAGCAACTACCACTATAAAGGGTAGCTCTATACTCACTTCCTACACTAGCAGATGCTATAGAGCCTGTGAATTGTAACATTGATTCATAATCGTTATAAGAGTATCCTATAACAGATTGAGATGTAGTAGCCAAAGTGTACATATTATTCAAATGCAAACTCATCGTTAGAGTGTTTGCAGATGCAGTAACTAAGTTCTTTGTTCTAATACACCAATTATTTGAGCCTGATATGTAATAAGGTAGCATTTATCTCGTATTTATCTACTAATTTAACAACATTAACTCGTAAAGTAGTGAAATAAAAAAGGGTAACCATTTCTGATTACCCTACTTTTAAAGTTAAGTTTTAAGTCTTATACTGATTAGATGTTTACAGCAGCGCCATATACGATTGTTGGTTTAACAGTCAATAATCCGAATGGAGAACCGAATGATGAACCTGATAAGAAAGATGCGTTATATTGCTCTTGTCCAGTAAATGTTACAGAGTATCCGTACAAATCACCTAAAGAACCACCCGTTTGGATAGTACCTGCGGTTAAATCTGCTCCTTCTCTCTCACCTACTAACAAAGTGTCCCCAGCCATTGTGTGAACTGCAATCTTTGGTCTTCCGTATGCTAACAATCTCAATTGAGTTGTCATTTCGTTTGTTAATTTCTTTAAGTTTAACACTAATTCTTGTGTAAAGAATGTAGTTCCGTTTTCTCTAGAAGAGTTAACTGTTTCAGTATAAGCACTTGTGCCTTTCAATTCGTAGTAGTAAACTGTAGAACCTGAAGGATACGCCGTAATCGGAGAACCTGGGTCAGTCGCGTCACTATGAACAAAAGAACCTGTATTGAAGTTCATAAAGTAAACACCGGCTAAACCACCAACGCTTTCTTTACATACTTCCTGTCTTCCTAATGTGATGATACAAGATGCCATAATAATATTGTTTTTAAATTTTTAATTTCTGTTTGTAATCTTATAAAGTGAGGAGTAACCATATCGTTACCCCTCTCTCTTAATATGATTAGTAGTTTTTGTAGATAGCAATATCCTGTCCGATTCCGAACTGAGTACCTGCAGTATATCTCATAATGATTCTATAGTTCTGAGAACCATCTAAGTCAGCCATGTCTAATACTTTAACCTGATTGTAATCAGATAAAAGACCTGTACCGAAGAATAAGTTAGAAGATTGTGCTGCTACGATAGCGTTGTTCGCTAAACCTGGACACCATGCTAATTCAATACCATTGAAATCGTAAGGTTTTTGTCCTACTGTCAAATTGTTTCCGTATCCATTTGCACCTAAACCAGAAGCACCATTACCTGCTAATGCAACTTGATATGCTTTAGCTACGTTAGTTGGTACGAAGATTTTTACATCAGGCTTACCAAATACAGTTTGAGGAATTGCATCATATACTGAAGCCAATGCCGCAATTACGTTTGTAGAAGTTACTGAACCAGATAATGATGCAGTTACAGGAGCAGTTGCTCCATCAGCACCTACTGAAGAACTTAACGCTGGATATAAACCACCGAATTGTCCGTTAGTTGCAGCTACACCTCTCCAAATTGATTGCTCTGTAGCTTCTGCTACTTTACCACCAACATAAGATACTAAGAAATCATTGAAGTTAGCAGGAATGTTATCAAATGCACTAAAGCCCAATTGTAATGCCTCCCAGCTATCTACGAATTCTTGCTTACACAAGCTTAAGTTAACTTGCAATTCTTTTGGTTCTAAAATTCTTTCAGTTAATGCAACTGAACCTGTTTGTGTGAAATCACAAGATGCGTTAGATATAATATTATCTACTGCAATCTTTTGGATTACACTCTTATACTTCACATTCGGCATGATTGTGATGTACTTATTATCAAGCGTTGTCGCTGATAATAGAGCTGCAGCAATGTATTTGCCTGCGAACTCACCAGCATAAGTTGTAGTTACCGCTGGATTTCCTGTTGTGAAATTTTGTTGTTTTCTCATTTTTAAATGATTTTAATAATTTTTATTTATATAATTTAGAAAGGAATGTATTTTGTGCATCCCCTGCTTTATTCTTTTGTTTTGGTAAGATATTACTCATCTTAACTTCATCGATTGGAGCTCCATCTAATTTAGGAGTTTTATCTTCTTCCATATCAGCATCTTCTCTCTGAGGTATCTCTTCGATAGCTTCCATTTTAGCAATCTTCTTTTCTAACTCTTCGATTCTGTAGCTCATATCTTCGTACATCTTTTTCATGTCGATACCTACTTCATCTTCTAAGATTGGTTCTACTTCTTCTTCAACACCATCACCTGATTCCAATGGTTCTACTTCTTCCATCTTCTCTTCTTTCTTTTCTTTTCCGATAACACCATCTACTTGAGGGATATCTTCTACCTTAACATCTTCAGCTTTCATTTCTTCTTCTGATGAAGGTAATTCGATGTTTGCTCTTTCAACAATCTTACCATCTTTTGTAATCACTTTGATTATGTTTTCGTTTCCTGATGCATCTCTTAAAGATAACTCATGCTCACCATCTGGTGCTGGAGTTTTTCCATCTTCAGTTACAACATCCAAAGTTTCACCTACATCAAATGTAGGAGATTCTACGATTGTTCCGTCGGCTAATTTAGCGTAAGTAAAATTAACTTCTTTCGTAATTGAAAGTAAAGCCATAATCTTATCTAATACTTTTTTTGAGTTCATAGTTTTCTGTCTTTTAGTTATTTAACAATTTGTTTTTTATTTGTAGTAATTTTTTTAATTTTATGCAACTATTAAGTTTCCTGTTGATAAGAATGTATGTGAACGATAGTTTATAGAACCTGATGTAAAATCAGTTATAGTTCCACCTGTTATAGATGTTGCTCCACTTGCACTATATGCTGTTGCAGTATATGCAATTACAATAATACCACTACCTCCAGCTCCACTTGCTCCGTTATTAGTTCCATCTATATTTCTGAATGAACCTCCACCACCACCTCCGGTGTTTGCTGCACCTGCAGTACAATTAGAGTTGTTTGATGGTCCACCTCCGTTACCTCCACCACCTGGCCCACCTAATCCTCCATTTATAGCCTGAGCGTATGTACCGGCTCCGCCGCCTCCACCATAGAATACAGAACTACCTGCTCTTATTGTGTATGCAGAACCACTACCTCCAGCTCCACCTCTACCATTTGGATAATCACCAATAGCTAATTGACCTGCCTGGCCTTTACCTCCTCCTCCACTTCCACATGCACTTCCACCTCTTCCTGCACCACTATTACCTTGTCCACTAATACCAGTACCAGGAGTTGTATTATTATCAGAACCTCCTCCACCTGAACCTCCATTATTTCTTGCTGCACCGGCTACATCATATGAAATACCTGCTCCTCCACCACTAGCAGAAACAATAATTCCTGTTCCTGTGAATGATGAATCCTGACCTCTATTACCTGCAGGCGATGAACTATTATTACTTCCAACACTTAATCCACCTGTTCCTACATTTGCTGCATAAGTACCTGCTGATGCTATAGATAGTGATGCTGAATAAACAACACCTCCTGCTCCACCGCCTCCGCCTGTACCTGTTCCTCCACTACCTCCACCAGCTACTACTAATGTTTGTACTGATAGTGAACTAAATACTGCTCCTGCTTCTATTTGTTCTAAAAAACTAAATGGTGCGAAATTCATATTAAATAAAAGTTTTAGTTGCTACCATAAATAATGTAGTATCGTAAGATATAAATGTTAGTATATCTGTCCCAGCTCCATTTGTTGGTGTATATAAACTTCCTGATGGTTGTTTAATTGCCGATGAACACGTTACTGCGTTTCCTGTTTGTGTAGTTACTTTTACGTTTATTGTTTGTCCAGGTCTTATATTACTAGCACTAATATGGTTTGTACCAGCATTTAATACTAATGTAAAGAAGTTTCCTGTTGAACAATCAAATGATGCAGTATTACTCGCTACACTTCCTACATATTGTTCTCCTCTTACAGAAGAACTTATTATTTGAATACCTTTAAATATGTTACTTCCTGTTGTTGCAAATTTATTAAATGCAGTTCCAATAATATCTGTACCAACATTTAAACTTCCAGTTATTGATACATTGTTTTCAACTTGTAAACTTGCATTACCACTATTATCTTCAATGTTTAATCTCTTAATATAAGATTGTCCATTAAAACGAGCGTGTGATGAAGTAATTGGTACATTACTATAGAAGAACCCCTG